GGTGACTGACATCACCTGGACCACCGAACGGCGCAAGCTGTCGGACCTGATACCGTGGCCCCGGAACCCGCGCCAGATTACGAAGGACCAGGCGCGGCGGCTGTCCGAGTCGCTGGATGAGTTCGGGCAGGTGCAGACGATTGCCATCAGTCCCGACAACCAGATCCTTGATGGGCACCAGCGGCAGCTCGTATGGGCGGCGTCTGAGAAGTGGGGCCCCGACCTGAGCGTCGATGTGCGCGTGGCATCGCGGGCGCTGACAGAGAAGGAACGCGAGAAGCTGGCGGTGTACCTGCACAAAGGGGCGGCTGGCGAATGGAACTTCGACGTGCTGGCCAACGAGTTCGAGTTGGACGAGCTGCTGGACTGGGGGTTCACGGAGTGGGACTTGCAGATTGCGCCCGGTGATGACGAATGGGCCGACGCACTCGGGGGATTGCCAGACGGCGACCGTGCGCCGTTTCAGCAGATGACGTTCACGCTGCACGATGACCAGGCAGAAGTCATCAAGGAGGCCTTGAGCGCATCGAAGGGGCTGGGTGCGTTTGTGGACAGCCAGAACGAGAACAGCAACGGCAACGCACTGGCGCGAATCTGCGAGGTGTTTCTTGGGCAGTGCTAAGGACATCATGCTGCGACCGATTGACAGCCGCACCGCCAATGACCTGGTGCGTCGTGTCCACTATTCGGGCAAGGTGGTGAATAACAGCCAGATTCATATTGGCGTATTCTGGCAGGGGAAGCTGGAAGGGGCGCTACAATTCGGGAACCCAGTGGACAGGCGCAAGCTAGTGGGCCTAGTCAAGGGCACGGACTGGCATGGATTCGCCGAACTGAATCGCATGGCTTTTACCGACGCGCTACCCCGCAACAGCGAGAGTCGGGCGTTGTCGGTATCGTTTCGGCTTTTGCGGAAACATGCACCACAGTGGAAGTGGGTTGTGAGCTTTGCCGACGCTACACAATCAGGGCATGGGATCATCTATCAAGCGGTTGGGTTTGTTCTGACGGGCATCAAGCGTAACCATCAGATACTAGACTGGAATGGGCGGCTGATAGCCAAGAAGACGCTTGACAATCCAAATTACCCGAAGGTGAACGGTAAGTACTATTCTCGCTACCTACTGGAGAATGATTTGGCCCAACCCTTGCCAGGCTATCAGCTTCGCTACATCTACTTTCTCGACCCATCTTGGCGGCAACGGCTGACGGTACCCGAGATACCCTACTCCCGCATCTGGGAGATGGGTGCAGGCATGTATCGTGGCGAAAAGGTACAACGTGCGGGCGAGGCGAAGCCGGTAAACGCGCCAGGCGACCAGCCTGGAGACAGGCGGTTCGAATCCGACCCGTCCGCTCCTAGTCTGTGAAAACTGTGAAACGGTATGACCCAGAACGGTAACGGAAACGGCTACAATGGCAGATACACCGCTGGGCAATTCATCGAAGCCATGCGCGGCACCGGCGGGATCATCTCTGCCCTGGCGGAGAAAGTCGGCTGTGCCTGGAACACGGCCCGCGATGCCATCGACCGCTGGCCTACCGTCAACCAGGCATGGCGCAACGAACGGGCGGTGGTGACGGACCTCGCCCAGCGCAACGTCATCAAGGCGATCAAGGATGCAGACCTGCCCACCTCGAAATGGTGGTTGCAGCTCATGGACGACCAGTTCGTGCCAAGGGAGAAGCGGGAGATTAGCACCGACGGCGACGTGACCATCCGAGTAGTCTATGGAACTGACGGTAAGGCTGAAGGAACCGCATGACGCGCAGATACCATTCATCCGCTCGAAGGCAAAGCGGCGGGTGGTACGGGCTGGCCGGCGGTTCGGCAAGACAGTGGGCGCGGGCATCCTGGCCGTCGAGTGCTTTGTGGAGGGCGGGCGTGTCCTGTACGCCACGCCGACGCAGGAACAGATCGAGAAGTTCTGGTTCGAGTGCAAGGCCGCACTGGAGGAGCCGCTAGAGCAGGGCGTCTATTACAAGAACGAGACGCGGCACATCATCGAGCTGCCAGGGACGGAGCAGCGCATCAGGGCCAAGACGGCCTGGAACGCTGACACATTGCGCGGGGATTACGCCGGCCTCCTGATTCTCGATGAGTACCAATTGATGAAGCCCGACGCCTGGGGGCTGGTGGGGGCGCCGATGCTTCTGGACACCGACGGGGATGCGGTGTTCATCTACACCGGCAAGCGTGGCAGAAACCACGCCAAGGAACTTTACAAGCGGGCCGAGGAGGACACGACCGGCAGGTGGGCGGTATTCCGTGGTAGCAGCATGGACAACCCGCACATCAGCACGGACGCACTGGACGAGATTGCGGGCGACATGACGCAGCTCGCCTACCGGCTGGAAATCCTGGCCGAAGATATTGACGACGACCCACGGGCGCTGTGGACACGGGACACGCTGGACAGGAACCGATTGACGCAGCATCCTGGACTTGCTCGGGTAGTAGTCGGGGTAGACCCGCCAGGCACGGCGGGGGGCGCGGAATGCGGAGTTGTGGTAGTGGGCATTTCGAGCCAGCAGAATCAGATCCACGGCTATGTACTGGCTGATTACAGTTTGAGGGGCAAGCCGCACGAATGGGGCGCGGAGGTGGTGGCAGCCTACCACAAGCATGACGCGGATCGCATCGTCGCCGAGGTGAACTTTGGCGGCGACATGGTAGAGAGCACGATTCGGGCCGTGACAGGCGGTAGCCTGGTCGCCTACAAAGCCGTCCGTGCCAGTAGGGGTAAGGCCGTACGAGCCGAACCCGTGGCGGCGTTGTATGAGAAGAACCGGGTGCATCACGTCGGGCAGTTTGCCGACCTGGAGGATGAATACTGCACCTGGGTCGCAGCGGAGGACGACTTCAGCCCGAACCGGCTAGACGCAGCGGTGTGGGCCATAACGGACCTCATGCTACATACGAAGCAGTACCCAAAACCACAAACGGTGAGATATGCCTGAAATAGCTGTTGACAGCAGCACAGCACTACAACGACTGAGAGATTCGCGGGACACGGACAGAGAGGACCGCTACCGCGCCTACCGGGAATACTACGATGGCGACCATGACACGCAACTGAGCGAACGCCAGCGGCAGTACCTCCAGCTCAAAGTGGGCGAGGAGTTCAACGGCAACTACTGCCCTATCGTCGTGGACTCGCTGGTCGAACGCCTGACCGTCACCGGATTTGAGACGGACAAAGCGGCCCAGGCGGTGTTCTGGGACTGGTGGAATGCCAACCGCATGGACCATCAGCAGGGCGTCGTTCACATGGCGGCCGTGCGTGACGGTGACTCGTTCGTCCTGGTGAGCTGGGACAACGAGGAGGAGCGGCCCACGCTCACCTTCGAGCAGGCGTATGATGGCCATGAAGGCGTCATGGTACATTACAGCCGGGACACGCGCAAGCCGATGTTCGCCAGCAAGCGGTGGGAAGACGACGAGAAACGCGACCGCTTGAACCTGTACCTTCCTGACCGTGTGGAGAAGTACATTGCGGACGATGGCGACAACTGGGAAAAGGTGACGGAGACGAACGGCGATGAATGGGCCGCAGACCTGGGCATCCCCGTGATACATTTCGCTCACAGGGACCAGGGCTACAACTTCGGGCGCTCTGACTTGCGGGACGTGGTGCCGATTCAGAATGCCTACAACAAAGCCATCATTGACCTGGTGGCAGCGGCCGATACCACGGCGTTCCGAATCTATACCATGCTGGGCGATGACCCGTCGGGCCTGGAGATTACGCCGGGGTGCTGGGTGTACTCGTTGAAACCACCATCGGGTGATGACAGCGCGGCCATCGGCCACATTCCTGGTGAAGACCTGTCCAAGTTGATCGAGTTCAAGGACGCCTTCGTCATGGAGATTGCCCGTATCTCGCGCACGCCGCTCAGCTTCTTCCAGGTATCAGGCCACCGGCCGGCAGAGGGCACGCTGAAACAGGAGGAGTCGCCGCTGGTAGCCCGAGCCGCCAAGGCACAGACCGGATTCGGCAACGCCTGGGAAGACGTCATGCAGATGGCGGCCCGGTTGTCCAACTACTTCGGCCCGGCACAGGGAGTACCCAAGCTGCCGGACGATTTGCAGATAGATACCCAGTGGCAGGACGCGGAGACACGCAACGACCGGACGTACTACGAGACGCTGAAGGTGAAGGGCGACCTGGGTGTGCCGCAGGAAATCTTGTGGCAGGAGATGGACTACACGCCGGAGCAGATCGAGGACATGAAGGGTAGCGAGGAGTACCAGTCCCGGCAAGCATCACGTGACATGCTAATGCA